GTATCAGAGCCTCCTAAAAAAAGCGATATGTCCCTTTTGCCCTTTTTATTATTACATTCACGGCAGGCACAGACTAGATTTTCTAAGCTGTCATCACCACCTCGAACGCGTGGAATTATGTGGTCCGCTTCATTACCGGGACCGCCGCAGTAGGCACATGTATAGTTATCACGCTTTAGCACTCTAAGGCGCTGCGCTCTCCATTTATGATAATTACCGTCTGTTATCTTCTTAATGCCAGCCATAAACCTTCCAATGCCATAGAGCTTCAACCATAGACCCATAACGGTTAATAGCATAGGACCAACACCAGTCTATTTGCTTTTTATAATTAGCATTTATTAGATACTTACTCTTACCCTGACAGATTCCGTAATGCTTACCGTTAATAGCTTTAGTTCTCCAGTTACTTTCTTTAGTCCAAAGGACATCCATAGCATAAAGCTCTATTATCGAATCTGTTTTAGTAGAAGCATAATTACGGTATTTAGACCCATCTTCTACAAAGGCGTGTGACTCCGTAGGATTAACACATAACACTCCCACTAGCATCACCGCTGCCGCTTGGGATATTTCCCTACGGGTCCCCGCGTTGCGGATGAAGCGTACCGTATAGCGCCAGCCTGGGGACAACTTTAGGCTCAGAATCGGACATTTTGGACGAGCCTTCATCGTTATCCCCAGCCTGTTAATAACTATTCCTCTGAATCGGACGAATTACAGAACTCCGCAGCTTTACGCCAATCCCCTTTAACGAATACGAGAAAGTGCTGGTGTACTGTAACGAGCTTTCGACCTGTTCGGAAGTAAGGACCCGCCCTAAGAGCTGAGGAAGCCTGCGGGTCTGCCGTTATAGCATTGTTATAAAGGCTTAACCCGGCCTCTTTAAACGCAGCTATAGTTTCTGGGACTAACCCTCTTATTAAACCTTTATTATCCCTAGTTTCTCCGATTATCCATACGGCGAATCTATTCTCGTTTAATAGGTTACAGGTATCCTTAATGATTTTCTGGTATTCATACTGGAAATTAGGCCATGACATATTAGATAAATCGTCTTCCCTGTCGCTATAGACTTCTAAATCAAAATACGGCGGACAGGAAAAGATTAGGTCCGCTTTCTTACGCCAGTCTTTAGCTATAAATCTAATATGAGAAGAATTACCGGCTATCCATGTAGGAGGATAATCGGCGTTAGCTATTTCTAATTGTGATCGATTACTTTCGACCTGTTCTTCTCTTAGGTCTATTCCTATGTAATGGCGCTTAGATAAGCTAGTTACGATACCGCGTACCGAACCGCCTGCGAACGGGTCCAGTACTAAAGCATCTTTAGGCGAAAACCATTTAACGGCACATTCAACTAAAACGGGGTCGAATACCGAAGTCCCGTCTGTAGCTTCTCTAATCCTTTTACCGTCCTCTGGGCTGGAGTCTTTTACTTTCGTAAAAATAAGTTCATCGTCCCGGCCTAGTTCTGAGAGTATGCCCAACCTTAACCATTGGCGCTTCCTACTCTGCCATTTACCGCCTTTTCTATCGAGAATAGAGAACGGCGGCATAACGAACTCATCGAATAAATTAGCTATGAATTCATCGTCCGAACCGAATAGAGCCGGAGTTTCGAATATGTCCCCGCTATTTAGACCCATTATCGACCTCCGGGATTCTCTGAAAATCTAACTGTCCGCATAATTTACATTCGGCAGAGATTAAATTCGGCGGTAAATTCGGCGTAATGATTCGTTTAATATGGGGAACGATTTTTTGACAAAATCTACAATAAAATTCAGTACTCATTTTATGTGGGACTCCAATCGGCATTGAAAGCAAAACCACATAATGACTTCGCCGGATGCGTCCATAATCTTTTGACCATCTTTAGAAGGTCGAGTCTTATCGCATCGATCACATAAGGTAGTTATGCCAGGGACCGAAATGCTTCCGTCGCGTTCGAATGTAATCTCGTTACCTTTCCCATCGCTCATAAACATTTCAGCCATTATCAGCCTCAAATTCCCATACGTCCGGTTTCATACATCGAGCACAGCCGCCGCCGCTGTATTCGTTGGAGCTATGTCCTTTAATAGAACAGATAAATAAATGTAGAAAACTCCAACGAATGAGGTCTTTGCGTTCGTTTTCAATCCACCACCATTTAATTTGATACCATTTTTCTCTTGTTCTATAAAATTTCATGCTTTAACCTTTCTTCTCCAGTTACCGTTAGGGCCTAATTCCCACCAGTCAGCGGGACATTGTTCGTTTTTATCCGGGCTAATACAGGTAAAACCGTAAAACTCTCTCCCGTTTTTTTCTCCTTTACGCAGAAGCATCGCGCCGTGTCTACAGGTACTTACGTCATCGCCTAAATCGGTTTCGCGTTCTGCCGCCATTCGGCCTATCTGGTAAGGCGAGTAACCCTCAGCCGATAGAGTTTCTCGATTCTGGACCCTAGTTACTTTTTCCATTTCTTCCCGGGAGGGACCGTTCTTTTCTGTACCGATACCGGCATTTTTACACGCAACACCTATCGCGCTTGTTTCACAGTTTTCTAACGGAAAATCACGGTTTACGCCTCGGTCCGCGACTATTTCCCGAGCATGTCCTATCGCAAAAGGAACTACATCGCTAGCATTACGGAATAACTCCGCTTTACAGATAAAAACGTTAGATTCGCTAGGTAAAAAACTGGTACGAATAGCCCCGTCCGGATATTTTTCCCAGAATAATTTAATGCGTTCTGCTACGGTGGTGTAATCTGCGAGATTGAAACTCATAGCATCACCATATTTCTCGTCCAGATTATCGATTTACGGCCTGTTCTAGTTTTCCTAGTTTCCTTCGTAGCTACGAGCTTTGCCATGTCTACTAGCTCATGCCTGCGGCTGCGAATAGAAGAATCGGTAGCGAATAAAACGTTTCCGAATGTAAGGTTATAAACATGGATTAACTGTTCATCCGTCATCGCTAACTCTATGTCGAAGCATTGGAGAATCCGATTTTGTAACGGGGTAACGTCGCCTACGCTGTCCGCTGCTAAATGCGAGGTCCAGGGATCACTTACTCTAGCTCTCGCTCTATTAGACATTTTTTACCTCGACCATGCGACGGCCTAAATCGTAACCAGCTCTAAAGCCATCATCTAAGCCGCGAGCGTTTCCGACTGTATAAGCTACATAAATCGGAAATGTAAATAAAGCGAAAAGAATAAAAACCCAGATAGGTTGCGGGATGGCAGCTAGTAGGTTTATCACTTAGATTCTCGCTTAGCCTGAAACGCTTCTACATCTTCTAGACGGAAACGGTAATGTCCTCCGAATGTAGTTTTATGGGGAATCTCTCCCGCTTTTACTAATTTTCTAACCGTAGACCCTGCGACTCCTAAAACCCAAGCAACGTCTTGGGTAGTTAAAAGTCCTTCATAAGCTCTCATGCTATTTTCCTCTCTATGTACGCCGAATAGCGTTAAGAGCGATAATAGCGCATTTAGAGAGCTGTCTAATTCATTCGCCTCGGCGATTCGCGAGATAGTAATAAGGCGTAAATCTGGTCAGTCCTTATTTCCAGACGGGCTATCCGGCCTTCTAAGTTGTGGCCCCCGTTTTTGTCGTCTTTTAACTCACTTAGGTAATGCTTAACCAGCCATTGAATTGAACCCATGAGCGAACCCAGAATAGCAAAAACCGCTAAAACTAGACCCGCCCATGAGTTTGCATTCATGCTATTTTTTCTTTTTTAGTTCTGGAGTTTTTATCTGTAACAGAATCGGAGCTAATAAACCCGCGATAGCTGCGTTAGCTAAAACCTTTGGTTCCGTAATCCCGGACATATACAAAGCCCCCGCGCTAGCGAGAGCCGCTCTTAGCCAGGATAAAGCCGGTTTCTTTAATGCTTTAAATGCTTTTTCCATCTTTCTCCCTTTTCTCTGTTAGGCCCAGTTTTCCGATCACTTCAACCACTTTGGCTTCTGTAATGGAAATTTCAAAGTGCATTTCGTCAACTCTATTTTTGTAATTACCGCCCCAACGTATCCCATATTTTTTACATAGAGCGTTTATTAACGTTACCTGTAACGGCTCGAACGTTCCCGCTTTTCCTAGAGGATGCTTTGTAGCATTAAGGTCAATCGCCGTTCCGCTCGAATGATTAGAAAGGTTTTCCGTCTGTCCTCTTATGGTCCGGTAACAGTAACCCCAATCATCATTTCCGTCATCTATAGCTTCAATATGCTCATGGAATTGCGAAGCAAATGCAACCAGTAACGGCGCAACCTTTTCTGCGCATCGTAATTTAACGCCCGAATCGGCGATGGCGTATTGCCTCACGCCAATCTCATGTGGGTCTTTAGATGCTGGCCACCCGTTTTGGCTAGTTATCAAATGCCACCCAATCCGTTGTTGCCTCATCCCACCAATAATTTTCGCCATCGCTTGGATAAGCAATAGGCGAATTCCATTGACAGGTCGCTTCATCTAACACCCACGAATCAAACGGTTTAGGCGCAATAAACGCATCTCTGGCTTCATCATAAGAATACCCAATGCCAGCAAAATTAAATCTAATGTTGTTGTTGTATGAAGTCCGTTTACATAATTGATTTCTAAAATTACCGTACCAAGTTTCGGTGTCTAAACCTTCGATTAATTCAAGTTCATCAATTCCTGTAATAACTTCGGTTACTATGCCATTTGTAATAAATGCGTAGTGTGCCATTATGCCCAACTCACATTTCCTGTGCCAGCGGTTATTGTTGCTCGTTTATATCCACCACTCGCTGCACTTTCAGTACCAGTTAAACCAGCACCGATTGTTATGGTTTTACTGTCTACATAACGCAAAATTACTACACCTGAACCGCCTGCGTAAGCGCCCGTAGGCAAATTATTTCCGCCGCCGCCGCCGCCGCCTAGATTTGTCGTTCCAGCCGAACCAGTTCTACTAGGTACTCGAAGCGCACCTGTTCCGCCACCGCCTGTTCCGCCTGTTCCGCCCGTTGTACCCGCTTCCGAACCCGCTCCACCGCCACCTGCGTAAGTTACAGAAGAACCAGTAATTGAAGTCGCTACGCCAGTTCCACCATTACCTGCTGCGCCGCTACTTACTCCATTTGTTCCCACCGCACCCGCTCCGCCACCGCCGCCGCTTGAATAATTAACACCCGCTCCGCCTGCGTAACCCTGACCGCTTGCGCCAGTTCCACCGCTAGGATTGCCAGCAGTTTCACTTAATCCGCCGCCGCCGCCAGAACCACCATTTCTGCCTGCTTGTCCTGCGACTGCTCCCCATCCGCCGCCGCCGCCGCCGCCAGTTGAAGTAATAGTGCTGAAAACTGAATTTGAACCGTCACCGCCATTTCCACTAAGCGGAACGCCAGCACTTCCACCACCACCAACGGTGACTGTAAAATTTGTAGAAAGTGAGCAGGATAAAGGAGTTTCTAGTGAACCGCCGCCGCCAGTTGAAGTCACCGTACATCGTAAACCACCCGCGCCGCCGCCGCCATTAACACCGCCGCCGCCGCCGCCGCCTGCAACAACTAAATAATCTACTGTTATTCCGCGCGGATAACCTGCACTGGACATTATTCCAATTTTCATTAAGAAATATCTCCAAACACTATCCACGAATTCGCCGCAAGTTTTTTAATAGTTGCGCCGCTGTTGGCAACGCGTAGTTTTGGAGTATTACCACCAGTTCCGCTACCTGTTGAAATCACCGCGGTGGTTCCCGGGGTAACGGCTCCGATTGTTGGTTGACCTACGCCAGTAATCCAAAACACATTAAATTCTGTGCCGATTGTAAAATTGTATGTGGCATCTGTTGGGATATTAAATTGCACAGATGTTGCAGCGTTCATTGAAAATAGGTTGTACTCGTCCCCACTTACAAATGTGTAGGCCGCAGTTTTAGCTGTGTAACTAGATGCTAAAGAAAGTGCAACCGCACCGCTAGATGCGCCGCCGGATAAACCCGAACCCGCTGCGGTAGTAACTGCGGTAATATCTCCAGGGTTTGAAATCGAAGTCCATGCGCTGCCGCTGTAATACTCGGTCGAGTCGGTGTCGGCTAAATAAGAAAACATGCCTTCGACCAGTACGCCGCTTAGTGCTGAGGTACGAGCCGCAGAGGAAGCAAAATACATAATGCTCTGATTTTGGAGATTATATTGAACCTGCGCAGCAGTCAGCACATCCCCAGTACTGAATAGATGATAACCTGCGTTTGCGGTCATTTTATCCCCTTAATAACTAAGGATGCTAGTAGCATCGTCGAGTTCTGAATAGTCTAATATAAAAGCATCAAGAATTGGCTCAAGCGTCGTGAACGTTTGACGCCATGAATTCGGAGTGATCGAATACGACACCCCGAAAATCTGTAAGGTCTTAGTAAGAACGGAGCCTCCGGGCTGAGTCGTACTTACTGTTATAGGGTCGAAAAAGTCTAATTCTAAAGCTGCTAAAACCATAGGTTCATCCGGATAATATAAATCTAAAATTAAAGAATCACATCTAATTGAAGTTTCTGCCCGCGAAGCAATATAGGTTTTAGCATAATCTAAAGCCTGAGCGTCTGTTAAAAACATTTGCTGAGTTTGATTATATGAATGGCTAAAGTATTTTTCGACGCTAGCCGCATTTTCGGCAGTCTGTGCCGTCCCACCTATTTTAGTAATGGACGCCTGGTTGTATACAAGGACATCGTTTAAAATCCAATCGGCGTTGAAATAATGGAGATTAGTCCCGTTATCGTTAAAAATTCGAGCCGGCAAATCGATAGAGGACGCCGTTAAATTTCTATCCTGAAACACAAAAGAACCACTAGCATCGACGTAAAAAGCCCCGAATTCTGCTAACTCCATTTTCTGACATGCTATAAGAGCGGTCGTAGCTGTATTTGGATTTGCCTGGACTGTCGTAAGCCCCGCATCTACGTCCCTCATAGTCGCAGGCCAGGCGATTTCATCGAGGATAAGATTTATTCTAGTCCCGGTTAAATCTCCGCTCGTACTGCCTGCTACGGTCGTAATCTGCGCCATTTGAACAAGGCGCATAGCATCCGTTGCTTGGATAGTTGTATAGTTTAAAGTATCGGTAGAATTATTAGGCTGAGTAGTTAAATAATTAGTTATGAAACCCGAGAATAAAGGATAGACGACCCCGAGGCTAGTAGCTGTTATAGATACCTTACGCATAGGCGTTAAAAGATTATAAAAAGGTCCGCTCACATTTTGTGGATTGAAGTCACCGTTTTGGTCAATAATTCGCAGCGATAAAGTCCCGGCCTGAAACTGGTCAGCCTGAGCATTTCTTCCGCGCTGTATCGAAATGCTATTTATCTGATTCGACACATCTACGATCACCGCAGCGGCATCCGCTAGAACGTTAGTTCCTAATATGCCAGAATCAAGAATCATTGACTGTGCAAAGGATGGTCCGGTACTAAAATTTATAAATGCCTGGACTGTAGGGACTGTCATTGGTCTATCGAGCCGGCGTAATTAGTACTCGTTCCGTTTCTATTATTATTATAAAGAACGTTAGTTATCGTATTAGCTAGGAACTGTTCGGAACCTACTGCCCCGGCGTTTACTGTTACATAGTAATTATCTCCGCCGCCCTGCGCGTAGCCTCGTTCTCCGCCCGTAGATACGTTAGGAGCGCCAAAAAATGAGCTGTCATACATGGCTTGAATAGCTGCGTCTATAACGGCCTGCGCTGCTGCGAACGCATCCATAGCGTCCTGAGCTTCTCTAGCCGCCTGAGCTGCGGCGAATTCTGCGGCTCTCGCTGCGTCTAGTTCTGCCGCTGCCGCTGCTGCGTCGTCTGCTGCCGCTTTTCTGACTCTTTCTTCCTCAGCTTTAGCGTTAGCGTCTGCCCATATTTTCGCAGTATCTTCCGCGGCTTTTCTCGCATCTTCCGCGAATTTAGCCGCCGCTGCTGCCGAAGCTGCCCCGCTATCGACTACCCCGGTCCCCTGCGCGTTTATCGTATAACCTTTAGTAGCTAACGCAGCAGCGGCTCCGCCTGGGATATTTAGCGAAGACATAAGCCGATTTAGGTTAGCGATAATCCCGGGCCAGTCCGCGAACGGGTCGTTAGCTTTAGGTAACGTAGCTAAAACTCGGGCTAGTTCCGCAGTCTTTGCTTGATTTTCGGTTAATAAAGTTTGTAACCGAGCAGCTTCTTCGGAATTACCTTTTAAAACCGCCATTTGTAAATTTAATCTAATTCGAGTTTCTTCGTCGATATTATATTTTAACGCGGCTTCTATCTGAATTTTACTAAGGTCGAACGTAGCGGAGGCTTTAGTTAAAGCTGCTATATCCTTTTTAGCTTTAGCTTCTGCGGCTAGTAGCTTTAATTTATCCTGTAGAGCTTTCTTTTCTTTAGCTGCCTGTAGCTGTCCTCTAAACCAGGTAGACGTCCCGCCGGTTCCCATAACTCCAGAAACCGCAGTTCCGGCTTTATCAGCGGACGAAGTTAATTTATCTAGCGTCGTAGTAGCTGCGGTAATCCCTGCTACTAAAGCTACTCCGAAACCTATAGCAGCGACGGGGTTAAGTAAAGCCATTTCCGCTATAGCTGCCCCTGCTGCGGTCGTTCTAAAAAGCCTAAGAGCTTTAGTTATCTGCCCTAGAGCGGTTATAGCTATAGCCGTAAACGCCATCATCTTATCTGCGACCCATATAGAAGCTATAGCGACGGCGGCATTTTTAAAATACTGAAAATTTTCGTTAAAAATAGCGCCTAATTCAGCGATAGCGGTCCCGGTTTTTTCGCCAAAATCTACGATTTTTTTCTGTAGTTCTTCGACGTTAGCCGAACTTGTAGCGAGCATTAAGCCATCTACTAAACCTTTTCCGATTGATTTTTGCGCGTCTTCAAAACCTTTTTTAAGTATTTTTAATTTTCCAGAAAACGTTGTCGCGTTTTTAGCAGCAGCTCCGCCGTACACTTTAGCGAGCGCTTCGGTGATCGCGAGGCTATCTTTACTCGCCAGAACGTTCGAATCTATAACCAGATTTAAACTCTTTAAACTCTTTATGTCCCCTCGGTATGCCTTTGCTAAGGCCGTCGAAACTGTGAGAACATCGTAACCCGTAGCCTGAGCTATATCCTCCGCTAAATTTAAGGCTCCCTGCGCTGCCGTTACATCTTTTAAAGTCGTATAAAGTTGAGTAAACGAAGCTCGCAGGTCCCCAGTTTCTCCGGTTAATAATTCCATAGCTCGAAGCGATTTTTCGACTCCCATTACCGCCATAGCGTTCCCGGTATTTTCGAGAACTCCAGCTAGTCGCTTCGCGGCTATTTCCTCTTTAGCGAAAGCGTCTATAGACTTTTTAGCAAAGTTTAAAATTGCGCCTGTACCTAAAGCTACTCCGAATAGCTTCCCTAAACCGCGAACGTCCCGGCCAAATTTATGGACGTCTTTACGAGCTTTATTTAATCCTTTTCCGTCGTATTTAACGCCGGCGGATATTATGAGTTTAGGGGAAGCCATTACGCAGCCGCCAGAGCATAATTACCCATTACGAGATAATTCTGATTAAATTTATAACAAGTTTCCTGAATTGCGTAAATAATCGCATCCTGAGCTTTACCCTGGTCTTCATCCCAGGCTTTAAAGATTAAACGTCCCGCCTGTTTACCCGAACCCTTTAAAGTCCCGGTCTTATTTATTTCCCTCATAAAATGCTCGGCAGCTCCCGGGTTTCGACTCTGAGAATCTTTAGTACTTTTTACCTGAATCATTCGGCGGCTAAATCGTTTATCTATCATAATTTCATGCGATTGCTTTCTGCCTTGCGGATTCGTTATACCTGCTTGTTCGTAAATTGCTCCAGGTCGAGAAGTATTAGCAACATAACTAAAAGCGCTAAATCCGTACTTGTTTTTCTTATCTGCGCCTTTTCTGTAAACGATTCCATCCTGGACGGTCTGTCTATCGTAAAGAGGAAAAGACCCGCCCCTCGAACGGGTCTGTCCTATATCGTTCCAATTATGTAATTCGCGAGGAAAAGCGCTCGGAGCATAACCCCGCGCTTTATCTCGTAGCGGGAGCATTACTCCGGCTATCCGTTTATCTAAATCTTTTTTCATCGCTGGAGCAAAGTTTTTTAGGCTTTTTAGTAAATCATCGTAACCGTCTATTAGTACTGGCACGAACTCTAGCCTCCTTTGCTCTATCTGAAAAAACTTGTAAAACCGCTTTTAGCATATGGTTATCCATTTCGAGAACCTGCGCCGGAGAAATTTTCATCTCCAGCGCTAAGCTCGCAACCAAATACGTCATGCTATTGCGGTCTATTCTTTTGGGTCTTCGTCATCCAGAACGTCTACAGAAACTAAAGTGTTTAGAAATTCATCGCCAAACGGCGGAAGTACTTCTATCCGAGAAAGACAGTTATGTGCCAACCAATAAATGTCCGACTGTTTTTCTTCGTCCCTGAATTGCTTATGGATGCCTTTGCCTGTGTATTTTTCAAATGCCACTTCGACAACGGGAGAGATTCCTACGATCACTTCTCCCGAGGCCCTAGTTATCTTTAATCGTGCCATTATTAGCTCCTAATTAGAACGATACGGTTGGTGAAACTGTAACTGCTGTGTTTACTGTAAAGGACAACGAGCTGCTTGCTTCGTCTGCGACTCCGCCGGAACCGACTGGGGTTAAATTATTAACCAAAATCGAGAACTGGTAAGAAGGATTGGTAGCGGACACTAATGTGCCTTTTACCGTAATCATTGAAACCGCTAAAGTAGTTCCAAAAGCGGCGTTTAATGTAGTCATAACTTGGCTAGCGGCCCAGTCATTTAAAAAATCGATAGTCAGCGTAGCCGCTTGCAATCCAGCCGCAAATTTATGTGCGGTATCACCCATCGCTGTGACTTCAAGTTCATCAACAATTTGTGTAAGAGTAACGGCCGTGACATAACTTGAAATATCAATGCTAGGTACTGTTGGCGCTGCTGCGGTGGCAAGTTTCACGCCAACGTTGTTATTTAAATAAATTGCCATCGTCTATTCCTCATCCTTTTTGTTAGTTGGAGCCTTAGTTTCTGTTTCTTTAATCTGGCCTATCTTTATAAGAAAAGCCAAATCCTCTGCTTTAGTGTCGCTCATGTCTACCTTTCTTTATGACCAGTTAGTTAATATGCTCACAGAAATATCGGCCGTGAGTAAATCTCCCGAGGCTGCCGATAAAATTGACGGGGCGCTTACAGTCCCCACATTCATTACGATATTGGACGCATTTAATTTATTAAAAACTGCCACGATAGTATCTTCTATCCCATTTAAGTTGCCCTGGTTATCAAGCATGGGAACCGTCATTAGCACCTTGAAATTAGCTAGCGGCGAAAGTAATTGAACGTTATTAGACGGAGTTAAATACGGGTCCGCTGGAACGATAATTATTGAATTTGCAAGAATAACACTTGGTGGAAAAGCAAAAGTATTCCAGACTCCCGCATTAGCTAAAGCGGTAGCTAAAGTAGTCCGAAGGGTCGTAATAGGGACGGTCATGTCAGCCCACCATCGAAGCGGGCGAAAGATACGGGGCAACCAATCCTCTGATTGAAGCCATCAAAGTATTAGACATTTTGAACGGGCTGGGACTATAACCATCGACTGACATTCCGCCGGTCTGCGTAGACTGCCGCGCCTGCCAAATCGACACAGCTAAAATCATTGAGGCTTGTCGAACTCCGGGCGTAGTCGCGTAACTCTGCGTTTTATGGTCTGGTCCTGTCATTAAACCGTATGGCTGGACCAGGTGGGTGCTTTCGTCCGTTCCAGTAATCGCGAACTGTAAGAACTGATAGCCCCTCGGATAATTAAACGGATAGCCTATAAATAAGTTATTTGAACCGACCGAAGCCGGACCCATCCCGGTAATAACTCTCGTTCCGTTATAACTAACCCCTGACCCAGCTATGGTGACGGTTTGACCTGTAACAAATAAATTACTAGCTGCGATAGTTACCGTAGCGACGTTAGACGTAAGAGAAGTAGCTACTACCGGAGCGGTGTTAAACCATAAAAATTGAGAAATCAAATCCTGCGCTGTCTGACAAACTTCATCGATCACAGCATCCGAATATAAAGTGCCAATTCCAAGGTCAGCACGAAGCTCACTCACGGTAACAAAAGTAGCTGCCACTTTATATCCTCTCTAAAGACTTACGGGGCCAGGGCCTCTGAACCCCGTAAGCCGACTTAGGGTTTAACTATGCGACGTTGAAGCGACGGATTCCGCCGGCGATATTCAACATTGTTGCCATGTAACCATAGATGGCCACTTGGACTTGTAGATTTGAAACCACATTGACGCTCATGTAAGCGGTAGGAGATTCAAACACGGTTAGAGCTTCTGGCGCGATAATGTAAGAGGAGTTATCGATAGTCGTAGCGACTGCGTTTTTATCCACAAACAAATCGAGGCCAAGTACGTTGCCCTTAATTGAGGAAACGTTAGATTGACCGGCTGCGTTCATAGGCTGGGAAGCCGAATAAATTGGGCGGCCTGTGGAATCCACTGCGCCGATTAACAAACTCCACTGGCTTGTGCCACAGAGATAGTTAGTTGCGAAGAATGAAGACGCAGAATAAGCAAGCGGAGCTTCGGTAGAAATAAAGTCTATAATTCCGGCCGAAGTAGCTGCGTAATCTTTAGTTCCGACAGTTCCGGAATTTAAAGCCGTAATCACGGCAGCGTCTGTGACTTTCAAATATGACAATTGCAATTGTTGAGTAATCGCATCATAAAATCCAGGGTCGGACCTTTCGAGCAATTCAATTGACAAAGTTTGCATTCCACTATATTTTGAAACTGTGGACGTCAAATACTCGGAAACGGCATCAGTATTTTGAACCGCACCGCCTTCGGCTTCTACGGTCGAAACTGGGTAAGTGGTGAATTTTGGCCGATTTATTGTCATTCCGCTAGCTGGTAATGCTTGTTTTGAAACCGCATCCACCGCAGGACGACCAAAATTAGAAGTCGTAACAATGTCGCGAAGATATTGAGTTGGTGTAAAACCTAAGCCGGCAGAAGAAAAATCATCGGCCGCAGTTACCCAGAGCTTTGATTCTTCATTACCTAGTTGAGCTTTGATTTTGTGCATAGTGTAAGCGCCAGCCGAAGTGATGCCATGTCGTACTCTTTGGCTATCATCCCAAGCGGGTTTGATAATTGGTCGTGAGGCTTCTACTACTGGAGCAGCTTCCACCTCAGGTGTAACGGCAGCGGGAGTATTCTCCACGATAGCCTCACTTTCTGTTTCTGTTGGTGTTGGGTTTGGTACTTCTACCGTTTCGCTTTCGCTAGCGGCAACTCTCGTTACTTGCGCGGCTGTAAATGCCGGATTTTCTACAAGACTCACTTCTACCATTTTTGCAGCTTTAACTAATAAATAACCGTCTTTAGGTTCTGACGAAGTTACATCTACTCCAATAGACAAACCAGAAATTAAATCTTCGGACGCCATTACTAAAGCATCCTGCCCGGCTGTCGAATTACTAATTTTAAAACTTCCATAAATAGCCTCTGGAGTAGTTTTAAAAGATTGCGCCCGTCCGAGTATCGCGTTGGCTTGGTGTGAGTGTAATAACTTCACCTTTGCGGTTTCATGAATCGCTATCGAACCGGGCGCAAACATTACTGGCCCTGCCGAAGTATTTCCGATTTGATTAAACGGAACTACAACTCCAGCGATCACTCGCCGTTCCGTATCGGACGACTCTATAGAGCTACTAAATTCTAATCTCACGAAGCATCTCCCATCGGTGATAAATCTTCCATTTCTTTTGCTTGGTCTAACGTAATTAAATTTAGCGATAATAATTTTTCTATAGTCGCTAATCTTTCCGTCGCATCTACGCGAAGGAACGTTTCGTCTACCGCAAAGCGCACCATATTTCCATTAGCGGTTATATCGTTCATAGATAAACGGTCTTCAATTGCGCATACAAAAGGCGCTAACGTATACGCAAAAAATTCTTTACGTGCGTCTAAGATATTTTGATACGTCATGCTTGCGTTGGCGTCTGCGCTCAACATGTACGCTGGCACATTCATTAAACGTGCAATTTGTGTAGATGCCGATTGAATCGCGTCCGTGTACATCATATCTTTAGGAGAAAACTGCGTAGGAATATAATCTAAAGTTGAAGTCAAATAAGCTGTGGAACGCGAAGCTCTAGCCGCTTTCCATGAAGCTAATAATCCCTGGACTACTGGTTCCGGTAAATCGGCACCAGAGTTTTTAATATGTCCCGAAGGAATAGGGGTGGCCGCTGCGACGGAAGCAGCGCGCTCAATATCCAGCGCAGCGCGAATTGTTCGTGCGCCGGATACTAAGACACCCGGATTAAGGCTCTGAAATGTGACAATGCTACCGACACCGTTATCTGGACGCCGTTCATTATTTACCATGTAGTAATCGACTTCGGTGTTATATTTATTTAATTTAACTGTTACGCGGTCATTCTGTACCCATGCGAATCGAGAAGGTCTTCCGTCCAAAGCGTAGACGTCCGTTACTTCCCAATACGCGACTTGATAAAATAACAAAGATTGAACTGTGTAACTAATTGTCACCGAACGCGGTTGGCGATAGTCTGGTTGTTCTAACCATACTGGAGAGCCTAATTCTTCTCCGGTCGATTTTTTATAAAGCTCTAAAGGAATTCCGGCGACAATTCCGCAAATTAAATTTCTACATTTTGCAACGCTGGGAACCTGTAACGCAGAGTTTAAATCTATGGCTACATCGTTATAACCGTAAGTACTTCCATTATTCCAATAATTAACTCCGTAGGTCGCATCCATTACCGGAGGCCCGTACTGCGCGGAAATTTTAGGGGACGGCGTTACGGTTTCATCTACTAATTTTAAACGCTGTAAAAGTCCCATAAACGGATAATAGCCCTATAGCAGGCATATCGGACATAACGGATTTTTAAAATATGTCGGCGCGTCAAACTGCCATAATCTGCGGGATGCTCTGCGGTTCGCTCATTTTATGGACTAACATCGCAAGCGAAATTGCCGCCGCGATACATCCGGCGGACTGTCTGCGAATTATGCGAAAACTACCTTCGTTGGTTTTAGAAGCGCAGTTATTCATAGATTCGACTAGCTCGGGTTGGCCGCTGTGGACAAGACGTTTTGCGACTATCGCATCTAGAAGATCACCGCAAGCCTGGTAAAACTGTTGGCCTGAAATGTCCTCGACCATAACGCCGCTTACTGACAAACGCTGAGCTATAGACTGCGTGGCGTAGTGGTCAAATAAAACCACACGGGGTGAGTATTTATCCGCCCAGGCTTTAATTCCTGCGGCTATCTTTAAATCGTCTACCGCTATTTCGCTCCGCCATTGTTCTAAAATTCCTACGCCTATTCGTCCGTCCGGTAAGACCTGTCCAGCTACGAGAGTTGCGGACCGGTTATTCTGAGCTTTATCGAAAGCGAAGTAAGTAAGAGGACCCGGACCCATAGCAAGAGTTTTATCGTTACATTCTTCGAAAGCTCCGACAGGCCAGGGACTAGAAAGACTAGAAACCCAGCTACAGAGCATTTCTGTCTTTATGGTTTCGATAGTATCCGTAGAAACGGCCTCAGCTAGTACGTCTTCGGTAATAGTGATTCCCAAAGCCGGGTTTGCCATAGCCCAGGCTTTTCGGTCCGTAACCTTCGCATGTTGCGGTGCGCTGTATTCGTACCATCCGAGGGACTTTGCCGGATAAGAGAGCGCGCGCTCGCGTAAATCGTTGAGAACCGTCGAAAACGCATCACCAGCGTTGGACGTAAATAGACTTTGCGAATTAGGGCGAGCGCGAGTCGTAGGTTTAGCAGCCTTCATAGCTTCCTCGGAAATTTCCCGCAATTCGTCGATAAAAAGCAAGTCCGCCGTTAATCCGCGTGCGCCGTCGCGAGTAGCTGCTACTACCTGATATTTACCGCCGCTTTTTAATTCTATGGATTCCTGCCCGTTAGCGAACCGTCCTACGACGCCTCTATTTAATTTAACTTGTGATCGTAGGAATTCGTTAGCTTCGATAATCGATACGACCTGCCTAAAAGTAGTTAGAGCCATAGACCTATTAGAGGACATAGCTACGACGCTTTTTTCTCCTAACTCGAATAAACCGAAAAGGATGCGAAACGACGCTAACCAGGATTTGCCGTTCTGTCGAGCTACTAAAACGGCCACGGTCTTTCTAACAAAATTACCGGCTTCGTCTACAGTCAAAAAATCTTCTGCCACGTACCGCTGCCAGGGCATAAGTTCATAACCGCATTTTTTACAGAATTCCGAGAAGGCTTCGCCGTAGGAATTTCCTTTTAACGCCGGGGTCATTATTCGAGGCTTCGTAGCTCCCATTAAAGGCTTATTCTTTTTAGCCCCCGCTTGAATCGGTATTACTTCGTTATCCATATTATTCACTCCGATTTAATTCTGGCCCTGGAATGGACCGACTGGGACCGTTGTGAGCGTGATTGGGGAGGGATAGGAACG